TACCGGTCGGTCGTAATACAGGTGGTACACACCTGGTACAGTCGGTACAGTCAGCACACGTTGTTGGCTGGCCAAGGCCAATACGCGCTGCATTGTCGGTCCATCATCATACTGATGATAGTAGTACGGCACACGTTTTTGTAGCGAGCGCAGCGAGCGTGGTTGTCGGGGCCTTGTCTGATATAAAAAGACAAACGAACGGAGTGAGTTTGACATTTGGCTTTCGGGTGGATTCCGGGCGCGAAGCGGGCGGAGAGTCGATGGTATAAAAAAAGGTGAAGAGCCGAAGCCCTCCACCTTTGGAGATGTTAGTTACTCGAGATCGAGTTCTAACTGTTGAGGGTGACGTTTAACGGCGTCAGAGCCTACTGGGTAAGAGCGTTGTTGTTGCTCTTGTTTAGGTGATGATAGTAAGTCATCTGTTTGATGGTAACCTTTCTTGGTTTCATCGTATGCGGCTTTGCCTACTTGAAGACCAGCGTTGATTGCTTTGTCTGCTACATAGACTGTTGCGCCGATAGCTTTGAAGCCAAGACTAACAGCGTTACCTGTTAGCCTGGTTGTACCTTTAACGATGTCGGTGAAGGACATGTTAGACGCTTTGCTTAAGTGTTGTTTTACTTTAGATCGCATCGTTGTTCTCCTCCTTCTTCTCTATCTTGAAGACTTGTATCTTCTCGACAGATCCGTTGACTACTAATGGTAATAGATCGAGGTGCATCGTATGGCCATTCTTTTTATTCTTGGACATAGTGCCGATCTGAACCCACCTGTTTTTGGTGATAGTATTATCGTCCGAGTCTTTAACTTGGTATCCTCGGTTAACCTTTAGTGAATATACATCACTCATTGTTGCCTCCTTTGGCTTGGTTATAATCCATGAACCATTCATAGATTTCATAATGACTTTTATCCACGACCGAAGGTCGTGTGCCTTGGGATAATGATAGTAGTATGGTGCTTGTGGTTTTCAGACAAGGTTCCAAAGGTCGAATTACTGAAACAAGGTTCCAATTCGAAAAAAGGGGAAAGGGGTGTCGCAGACAGCCGGGAGGGGGCCACTGAGTGAGCGATAGCCTCATATATTTTTCTAAAAAATTTTCTGAGTTGCTTTTTTTGGTAAAAATTTCCAAAATCGCGTATATTGACCCTATAATGGTAAAATTATGTCAAAAGTCTTAGAGAAAATAGAACTCTCCGATACTGACAGAGCTGAGCTTCAGTCCCATTATCCGTACATGGACGTGAAACTTAACGAGCTGTCTGTACAAGAAGAACGTCTACTCCTGTTCCATTTGCGAGGGATGACAAAAGCTGCTGCAGGTCGTGCAGCCGGGTACGCAGATGCAGAACATGTGTACAAAATTTTTAAAAAGCCTGTAGTGCAAAAAGCACTTGATCATCTTCGTAAAGAATTTCGTGAAGAGATTAAGTTTGATAAAAGCACCGCGACAAACATGTACCTGGAAGCGCACCGTAAGTCTGTAACGTCAACCGAAGAAAAGAATGTTGTTGATTCTTTGTGCAAGCTCCACGGTCTATTTACTCCAGAAAACGCAACCCAGATTAATATCAATGTTGATTCAATAGAACAACTTGAAAAGCTACCAGACTCCGAGCTTTTAAAAATAGCAGGAGTTGATAACCAATATTTAATACCAAAGAGTGGTAAGGGAGGTACTGATGACTAAGTATCATCAACAGGCGCAAGCTACTAATAACAAAAGGACAATTTACAGAGCAGAGCTTAAACAGGACAATAAAGGAATGTTTACTTTAACTCCTGTAAAAGTACACAAGGACTCAGATTCAAATGCCAAGAAAGAAAGCTAAATCTATACGACGCACCACTGGTAAAGGCGGTAATTATCGCCCTACAAAGAAAGGTGCGGGAATGACACGTAAAGGTGTCAAAGCTTATAGAAAGGCGAACCCCGGTTCAAAGTTAAAGACTGCGGTTACAGGTAAAGTTAAAAAAGGCAGCAAAGCTGCTAAAAGACGTAAGTCCTATTGCGCTAGGTCATTAGGACAATTGAAACGCAGTTCTGCTAAAACTAGAAATAATCCGAACTCAAGGATTCGACAAGCTAGGAGGAGGTGGAAGTGTTGATATGAGTTTAGTAAGAAATATAAATAAACGAAAAAAAGCTGGAACTAGTCGTTCCAAAAAGAATTCTACAATCTCTAAAAAAGCATATGCTGCTATGAAAAGAGGTTGGAAGAAGAAAAAGTCCACTAAGAAAAGGAGGAAATAATGCCATACGGACCAGGAACTTACGGTAGTAAAAGAGGGAGACCCCCTAAGAAAAAAGGTAAGAAAAAAACTACCAAAAGAAAAATGAAGAAAGGCAAGTGCTAATACATGCAAATAGACAAACAAGAGTGTGAGGTTTGTAAAGCATTACATCCTGACACTCTGTTTCCGTCCGACGACGGTATTTGTGTGTACTGTAAAGCCGAAGAAGCTGAACGATTAGAGCCGCCCGAGCCAAAGCTTACTAAAGAAGAAGAGAAACGGATATCTCAGGAAGAGGCTGCACAACAAGAGCTAGCTAAACGTGTACTTGCACGTAAACACATGTTGCCTTTTGTAGAGCGTTTTGACTCTAACTACCAAGCTGGTTGGGTACACAAGGACATTTGTCGAAGGTTAGAGAAGTTTAGTGAGGATGTAGCGAACCGTGAATCGCCAAGATTAATGCTGTTCATGCCCCCTCGACATGGAAAATCGACCTTGGCCAGTGTTGCGTTTCCCGCGTGGCATTTAGGAAGAAATCCCGAACACGAATTTATCAGCTGTTCCTATTCAGGATCCTTAGCTATGTCTTTTTCAAGGAAGGTAAGACATCAATTAAGAGAGCCTAATTATAAAAATATATTTAACGGAGCAATCCTAGACCCAACATCTCAGTCTGTAGAGTCATGGTTAACGACCAAAGGTGGTGGTTATGTAGCCGCTGGTGTAGGTGGTGGTATTACAGGTAAAGGTGCTCACGTGTTGGTGATCGACGATCCAGTTAAAAACAGAGACGATGCCGAATCTGAATACAGCCGCGATTCAGTGTGGGATTGGTATACATCAACGGCTTATACCCGTCTTGCTCCTGGAGGCGGAATACTTGTTATTTTAACGAGATGGCATGATGACGATTTAGCAGGAAGATTATTACAAGCTGCGAACAATGGCGCGGATGAATGGGAAGTAGTTAAATATCCTGCGCTCGCAGAACAAGATGAAGAATATAGAGACCAAGGGGAAGCGTTACATCCGGAAAGATATAATGTAGCTTCGTTAGAAAAAATACAAAAAGCGATCGGGCCTAGAGACTGGTCAGCTCTGTATCAGCAGAACCCTGTTGCGGACGAAGGTGACTATTTTAATCGTGACATGATTAATTATTACGATGAAGCTGATTTAGATTTTCATAAGTTAAAGTACTATTGCTCGTGGGACTTAGCGATCGGACAAAGAGAACGTAACGACTACTCTGTAGGAATAGTAGTAGGTATTGATGAATATGATAATATGTACGTGGTAGACTGCGTACGAGGACGTTGGGACGGCTTCGAACTTGTAGAGCAAATATTAGATTTGTATGAGACCTGGAGACCTAGTGTAATAGGTATAGAGAAAGGTCATATAGAAATGGCGATTGGTCCGTTTCTAGAGAAAAGAGTTAGAGAAAGAAAATTACATGAGGCGTATTTTCGTGACTTAAAAACAGGAAGGAGAGATAAAGAAGCAAGAGCTAGAGCAATTCAGGGTAGAATGCAACAAGGCATGGTATACTTTCCAAGAGATCCTATTTGGGTAGGGCCATTAGTTGCAGAATTATTGCGTTTCCCAAATGGGGTACACGATGACCAAGTAGATGCTTTGGCATGGGTAGGTTTAATGATGACAGAATTTGCTACTTATTTTGAGCGAGAAGAACACATTCCTTCTTGGAGGGATAGATTACAGAAAATAGCGAAAGGTGACAACAAGAAAACAGCAATGAGCGCATAAATGGCATACGGTAAAAAAGAAAAGAGGCTCTCTAAAGCAGAGCAACACGAGCTGGCTAAAGAACAATGGAACTGTTACACGCGAGCGCGTGACAATGGACACGAAGATTACATAGATATTGCCCAGCAATGTGATGCGTTTTACCGTGGGCACCAATGGGACGAAGCCGATATGGCTGCGTTAGATGACCAAGGGCGACCAGCTCTAACAATCAATACTATTTTACCTACTATTAACGCCGTTCTGGGAGAACAGACTACCCGGAGGATGGATATTGCCTTTAAACCACGCGGTAGAGGGCAACAAGAGATAGCCGACGTACTAAC